GTGCTCGCGAAGGGCTGCGAAAATATGATTCCTGTAAAACGACGAACTACCGGCCACCTGTTCGGCGACTGACGCGAATCCGCCGCGCAGCGTGCTGCGGGTCAAAACTTCAGTATGCCTTTCGGTCCGGCGCTTTTCAGCGCGGCTTTCGTCTGATTCGGGCATGACGCCCATTTCGGCTTGATTTCGGACAATCGTTTTTGATGCGTGCTTTCGTTCTTGTCTGCTCAAAATAACCTCTCAAATAAAATGCCGTGCCGGGCGCCGTCCGTGGCGACCGGCACGACTATCTTTTAGCTAGTGATAGTGCCGTCATTGCCCTGCCAGAAAAACCGGCAGTCAACGAAATCAGCATTCAAGCGGGTATATCCTTTGAACCGGATAACGTCCGATTCAAACGACTGCCCACTGTTCGGAGCTTCCTGCTCTACGGCGGTGGCTTCGCGCATTTGCACGATCATGGCGCCCTTTTTGTCGTCGGTTAAGTACCACGCCAGCGAGTCACCACTGAAGGTCGCCACGCTGCCGTCAAACTTCGGCATAAACTTAGTGACCGTCGGCTGAGCAAGCGACTTCATTGGGTTGATAGCAAACGCGCCACCGACGCCGCCCGCCGCCGCAGCGCCGGAAGGATAGTAGCTGGAATTCAGGAGAATGGCCGCGTCAAACTGATACTTGCTTCCAAGAATCAGGCGATTCGGAGAAATTCCCATGAAAAGACCTTGCTTGTTTTTCTGTTGCTGCAACGCCACGTATCCGGCCTGGACGGCGGTTTGCGTCAAGACAGAAAACGAAGCCGGACGGGTCCGACCGCCGCCCGTAAGGGCCTGCGACCACGGCCAATTAGCTTCGTCTGCGGGCCGAGTTTCAGACGCAGGCACGGTGTAATTCCCGTAAGACGGGCGTGCGCTTGGCGAGGCAAGCTTGCCCATGACGAGAATTTCCACAAGCACGTGGATATATTCGCCAAGGGTTTTGCTATTTTTCTGGAATTCGCCGGTCTGATCGTCTTCGAGCAGTTCTTTTTGAACCGCATAGATTGCGCCGTACTTGCGATTTTTCAATTGCAGGTCGAGCATAGCGGCGCCGACTTCGGGATATTTCCCTTCCGGCCCCACTTCGTTCGGAAACGATACGCCGTGGTTAGCGGTATACGTCTCGAACGCGTGTTTCGACGGCACCACGCGGCACCAATCCTCGTAAGTAGTGTCGGCTTCAACGTAGCCGTCCACGATGCCAACCTGAACGCCAGCGCGCAGCACTTGCGTGAAAGCTGACGACGTGTCAGCTTCGCGCATCTTTCCGATTTTGGCGCGGGCCTTGTCCCATGACCATGACGAATTCATGATCGGAAAAGCCTTGGCGTCGAACATGTCGGCGCCGTGGACGCGTTTGAAGTTTTCGCGGAAGGAGAGAATTTCCTTCCCTTCGCGAAGCATTTTATTTTGCACCTTCAAATTGCGTTCGCGAAGCGGCGTGGACTGTTTAGGCCCATTCATAAGTTTGAGCAATTCTTGCGCAAACTGTTCGCTTGTCATTTTTTCAGTTTCCATAATAGTCGGTGTCCTTTCCGTTTTCGGAAAATTAGAATTTAAGAATGTCGCCGAAGGCGCGGGCGCCGATCAGCACTTCGATTGCAGACCCACCGGCAGCGGCAGTAATTGCCTTACCGGAATAGACGCCGATCGGCTTGGTGCCAGCGGCCTGCACGCCATTGCTGACGCCGCTAAGCGCCTGCACGCCGGGATTCAGATAGACGACGACGCCCGGTGTAAGGGAGTCGCCAGCTTTCAGAACGCAGCTATTGGTGTTTCCATAGATAGGCCCGTTCAGCACGTCAGCGGCGCGGCTCGCGTCCACTTCGGTGACGTAAGGGCTTGGTATTTTCCCGTCCACCAAAGTCATGGACATGACGCCAAGCAAGTCAGCGGCGTCGGCTTCGGCCACGGGCAATGCGAGAAGTCCTGCCGCCAAAATAAGCAAGTCACCTTGCATTACATTGACGGTGGCGTCCACGACGGCAGACACTTCAGGGATAAGCGTCTTCGGTGAGATTTCCCGAATGACTGTGTTTTTTCCTTTAGACATTTTTCATTTCCTCTTTTCTTTTAAAAGTTTAGTCCGCCGCGCAGTCAGCGAAGCCTGCGCCCGCTGCGGTCTGTTCGCCGGTTTTCTCATGTCCAGTCACATAGCCGGATTCGTCAGCAGCGCCCACTGCGCCGCCGCCGATGCGGAATGCTTCCATAAACATAGAAAGCTTGCCGTCAACGTCCTTTTCGTCCCGAATATCCTTCGCGGATTCTCGGAATTTTTTAGTCACGTCACGCGGCAGCTTAGTCTCAGAAAGTTTTTTGTCGAGATAGGTGGCCAGGTTCCGCTTGCGTTCGGATTCACGAAGTGCGGCGACCTCGCCCTGAAGCTGGATAATTTTATCCGCGTCAGTCTTGCCCTTGTTCGATTCCTTGGCTTTCGCTTCGGATTCCTTGGCGGCCTCGTCTTCCTTGGCCTTGGCGGCTTCGGCGACCTCGGCGGCTTCCTTGGCGGCTTCGTCTTCCTTGGCCTTCGCTTCGGATTCCTTGGCCGCTTTCGCGCCCATGACTTTCGCCATTTTCATGGCGCCACCGACGGCGGCTTCGGCTTCGGATTCATCCATACCGGCCTCTTTAGCTGCGGCATAGGCTTCGCTTGCGGCCTTGTGCGTCTCCTCCGAATGGTCTTCAGCGCCTAAATGTTTGTCGAGCATCGACTTGATCAAGACCTTATCCTGCGCGGCGTCGTCGTGCCCGGTGGCCGCGCCGTCGCCCGTCTTACCTTCCTTGTCGGCCTCTCTTAAAATTCTATTCTTTAGCATGGCTTTTTTCCTTTCCTGTTCGAGCATTTTCACACGGCCACCTGCGCCGGGCGTCGTTACAATATCGCAGCTTACGGCGTCTTTAAACGCCGTGGCCACTTTCAACGCGTCAACGCCTTCCGCTAACGCTTTTTCCAGTTTCTCCCGAACAGGCGCGCAGAGTGTCAACCCGTTGGATTCCAGAAATTCCTTTGTGCTCGCGCGGTCGATGAACCCGTCCGCGTTGATCGACGCACCTATGAAATTTTTATCCGTGTATTTTTTAGAATAAGTGCCTGCGTGACGCAGCATGTCCACGCCCCACTGCGCCGAAGCGCCGGGAATGAATACCGCCGTGCCGCACAATTGTTTTTGGCCTTCCTTGCTTGTCTGAACGTTGACGTCCTCCCAATGACCTAGCACGTCGCGAATCGACCTTTCGGGCAGGGTCTCTTCGCTGATAGCGTCAGGGTGATCGGCGAAAATTTTGGCGCCTTCAAAAATGGCCGGGCCGGTTTCAATGCATCCCGCAGTATAGAACATTGCGTCATGCATATTGCCCATGCCCTCTTCGATCATGACCATGGGGATTCGATTAGGCGCTTGGGTTTCGCCCGTGTCCGCTTCGCGCAGTCGGCTAACGTTGAACACCATGCGGGCGGATTCTTTCGCCCTGACGGCACCTGGAAAGGCTGACGCGGCGTCGGCTTCCTTGGCGGTCTTCTTTTTCGCAGGCTTGCCCGGCTTCGGCGCGAGCGCGGCCATGGCTTCGGCGAAAGCGTTCTTTTTCAAGCGTAGTCTCCTAATGACGCAATCCGTTTAGTTACAAAATGGACATGCACGTCAAATTTTCCCTCGCCCGCCTGGCGCAATTCAGGGCGCATTTCTAAAAGCCGCAGGTTGATGCCTTCCTGCTTCGCGACGTGTTCGACCTGTTCTAGCGTCTTGCATTTAATACTACGGCCTGACGCGGTTTTGAGAAAGTAAAATTGTTTTTTAACAAGGTGCGCAAGGTTCGAACTGCCCACGTCAGCCGACGAAAGCGCGTCGTCATCGCGCTTGCGGTAGCGGTCAGGGTAGCGTTTGAACTCCTCGAAAGTCGGCGCGCCATACTTCGTCGGGTTGTCGAGCAGGTCTTCAACGGTCGCGGTCGTATAGTTAGGCGTTTCGGTCATTGTTTTTTACCGCAGTCCTTTCGTTGCTTGGAAGTGCCGACGGCGACTTGCCTGCGGCGCCCGGCGCGGTGAGAGGAGCGCCAATCACCTGCGGCAAGGCCGCAACGCCGGGCGCGGGCATTTCTTGCTGCTCTTCGTCGTACTCGTAGTTTGTTATCCCTAATTCCTTGGCGCCCATGGTAGCCGCCCGTTCGGGTTTAATCCAATTCATCTCCTCGGCGAGCGCAATATCTTTCATTTTGACAGACCGATCAGCCGTTATGATTTCAGGAAAACTAACTTCCGGGTCTGACTTCGGCGTGTATCCAATCGTTTTGAAATAGCGCGTCCATAGATTCAATAGCACGCGCTCATAAACAAGCTGGCGACGTTCGAGCATTTTGGCCACCGGTTCGGTGGACACAATGGCCGATGCGCGGGCCTGCGAACCCGACAAGTGCGTGTTCCAGTAACTCATCGGGTAGCCGCTGCCCGCCGCGATGCATGACAGCGTCCATTCGAACGAAGGCGACGCCTTCGACCCTGCGCCTGACGAATTGGAATTATAAAGGCGCTTGACCTTGTCAGTGTGAACGAATTCGGACCCGGCAGGCGCGACGGTTCCTTGCGCTTGCTGATCGGAAACATAGGCGTCAAGGTCGCGGGCGCCGCCTTCAATCGTGGTGTCAATCGCCCACGCCGCATTTTTCTGATCGGCGGCCATAGATAAGTCAACGGCGTCGATAAGGCGTTTCATAAACCCTAAGTTCGGAAACAAGTCAGACCTGCCGCGCTTTTCATTCGACACGGAATTGATTTTATAGTGCTGAACGTCGCCGCCCGGTATTTGCTGAAATATGAATTTCGAACCGGGCACCCGCGTGCCGTCCGAATCGGTGCCCGTGTAATATTGAAATTGCGTCGGCGCAATCCACTGGTAAAAAAGAACGCGGGTAATGTCTTCCGGGTAAGTCACAACCTCCCAAATAACCGACGGGTCGATCAGTCGTATTCGCGGAATGAGGCCGGTCGGGATTACCTCGCCCGCACGCGGGTTGTAGACGATGCGGCTTTGATAGTTCGGAAGCCACCACAACATGACCTCGCCGTAAATGCCCATTTCCTGCGAAACGGATTCCATAAGTTCGGGCAATTTATTCGCGGC